TATTGTCTACGCTCATCTTCATCATCTAAATTATACATCTTATCGCCAATTCGTCCATACCCTAGTCTAGTTTTACCTACTGGGTAATCACGCATTTTTTGACCAGTTTTTTGTTCTTCTTCGCCACTTGCTAAACCTGCTAAACTTAAACCTGCTATACCAGCAGTTAATGCTTTGTTGTCTTTTACAAAATCACCTATTTGATTTAAAACTCCACTACCACCAGCTTGTTGTATTGCTGAAACGGGAGTTGTGGTTGTTTGATTCATCATCATTTCTGGACCCGATATATTACTCATGCTTCCAGTGGACGCAGGTAATTTTTCAAAACCTTTACCATACCCACTCATATACGCAGTACCACCTGCAAGTGCTGCATTTAATAAAGCTTGTTCTGTGTCTTGACCAGCTGCAAGAGAACCAATACCCGATCCAATTGAAGCCCCCATTGGACCACCAAAGTACATACCAATACCTGCTCCGATAATCGGGGCAGCTTTCTTTAGTGTCTTAGTGATGTTCTTAAAAATACCCATAGTCTATACTACCAATTAATCGTTTATTTTTCAATCCTATAACGCTGTTGTATTTCTGCTCTGTGCAAACTCTTGTATGCTTGCTACAACATGTAATCTATTTCCTGTTGCCGCTTGGACTTTTAATATTTCTGTGCCTTGTAAAACAAGATTATGTGTTAATAACTCGACTGTGGCATTAGCACCCACTGCTGCAACTTTAAATAAGCTGAAAACATCGCTACCATTTGTAAGTGTTACTGTTATTGTATCTGCATTACCCGAATCTTCTGAAACTAAAATAGAATTAATAACAGAAGCATTGAAATCTGCATCACTAGGAGCAGTATAAAGAGTGACTACACCAGTACCTGTTAGATCAGCTTTTGCATTTGTTATATTCTGTATATATTGAGGTATCGCAGTAATAAACATTATCGTCTTCCATCTGGTCGTATATCCACACGAGGAGTTCCAAGTTTCCAAGACACTCCTTGGTTCGTGGACTCTAGTTTCATGTTAAAAGCTCTACCTCTAAGTCTAACATCTACAATATCAGTAAACTGTTCTACTGGAGTTGATGCTGTTCTAGTTGATGCTCCAGAAGAATTAGTTGCATAGGGACTTCCAGGTCCATTCCTAGCTTGTAATGTAAAAGTTACAGTAGGGTTTTCTTCTGATGTTGATCCTTCGAATGTAACGTCTGGTATCAACTGACGAATAAAATTAAATTGATACCCATCTCCTATATCTATCTGGCTAGATTCAACGGATGCAGTCATAGCAGAACCATCGTCATCGTTACCGTTTTCATGATCAAATAAATATTGAGAACCTGCTCCAATAGGAAACTGTCTTACACCTCTATCATGCCAAGCAGTTCTACTTAGTGTTCCGTAGTACCATGTTTGATTAGCATAATTAAAAATAACATATTTATCATTTTCACTAGAACTAGCGGAAGGATAAAACCACCACACCTCTGACCATTGTGAATTCACACCAGCACAAACTTTTTCACTTTCAGAAAAATTAAAATCTAAAAATACTTTGTCTCGTACAGTACAAGGTAGTTGTTGAGCTCTTCCACCATTGAAAATATAAAAGTTTTCTTTACCCATCCACAGAACACTTTCATCAACAGCTATAGCAGATTTGGAACTTATGATAGTTATGTTTTTGGATAGTTCTTGTAAACCAAAAGTAAAAGGAGGACCTATAAATCTCATAGAAAAAAGACTTCTATCTGTAAACACTAGTATTTGTTGTTTCGTTTCTACTGCTTGTATAAATTCAGATCCACTACTTAGTCTTAAATCACCTGCTGTGTTTGTCGCAGTAGGAGTAAAATCAACCAAAGACTCTTGAGAGCCAAAACGTATTAACAATGGATCTTGGACCGTGGTTCCCAGAGTGTTGGCTCCAAAAACAATAATGTGTCTGTCTATATCAGAAACCATAACTTGTCTGCCAATTGTAGGTACATCAGAGGCACCAGATTCAGAAGAAAGTGCCACAGCTCTTGAGTTCAACCCGTCTGATTTATCCCAATAAAAAATACCACCATCTCTTGGATTTATAAGTAAATCCTCGCCAAAATTATCATGAGTCCACAAACGAACATTTGCAGTTGTTCCTGTGTCTGCTGCTTCTCCCCAACCAAAAGTTGAAAGATCTGCGTTGATTCCACTGAAACCACCCGCTCCCCAACCATTACCACCAACAGTTGTGTTAAGACCTACATTGATTTGATAAGAGGCATCTCCACCCGAACCACCATTACCACTGTCTGAACTATTTGCAGTTACAGTATTACCACTTGTATCTTTTGCAGTGATCACAAAACTATTAGCATTAGTTATTGAGTCTATTACATATTCTTGATTTAAAACATTGGCTACAATTAAACCACCTAAACTAGCGGCACCAGCGAAAGTAACAAAGTCTCCTTGAACGGCACCGTGAGAGCTATCAGTAACTGTGATACTTGAAGAGCCATTCGTAGCTGCAAAGGTTACACTGTTTGTTGAAGTTTTACGAATAGGTGTTACGTCCGTGAATACGCCACTTTCTTCTATATAATACTTTAAGTGTGTGCCTACACCCATGTAGTTTGAACCATCTAGTGCTACATAATTATGTAAGGCTCTCGCTGTTCCCAAATAAGTATTAGAAGAATGTTTAACCCAACCCCCTATTTTTTCTGGAAAAGGAGTATAAAATCTTACCTTTTCACAATCAAAAAAGCCACCTTCATTAGAGTAAGATGTTATCTCTCTGTTGATTCCTGGTTTGAATTTTAAACTGGTTAAAGGCATACTTTTTACTCTGTTTTAATTTTGTTCTGGTGACACTCGCATCAAAGAACCTATTGTACTGGTTGGTGATTCTTTAGGTCGCACTAAAACATACCACCCAGTAGCAATATATTTATCACAAGAATAAACGGCATTACCTCTATGGGTATGTGTAAAACTTGCAGGGAAAAAACAAACAGTACCTTTTTTTGGTGGTATTCTTATACCATATTCTAAAAACTCTGTTTCACCTTCACCCTCAGGTATATCATTTAAATATATTGTCCATGCTAAAACTCTTAATGGGTGATTGTTACCTGATTGATGTTCACAATGCCATACATGAAAGCCACCTTTTGGTTCTGTTTTTTGTATTTTTATAGAACAAAGTTCTATATTTTGAAAACCTAAAGATGGATAATCTTTTATGTATTTTTGTAAGTTTTCTTGAAGAATGTTTTTTGTTTCTTCCATTAATGTAGGATTAACAATTCTATAACCACCCATAGGAAGTTCTTGATCTTCTAAATACAAGACATGATCTTTTCTAAATCTTGATTGTGTTGAGTCTGACAAGTCTGAACGCATTCCAAGCTCAGGATCAAAGCCATACTCTGGGGCATCTTCAAAACAATTAAAGGCATTTATAACTTTGTCACAATATTCTTTAGATGCTCCATCTGTGTAGCTACCAATGAAACTGTTTTGTAGTTGAAGTTTAGGTAAAGTTTTTAATACAGTCATTTTATTCTGGTATAGGTTCAGTAGGTTCTCTATTAGGGTCATAATCTGCTATAGTTCCATATGTTCCTAATTTTGCTTGTGCAAGAATTTCTTTACCATGTTCTTCTACATCATTTGGCTCAGCCAAAAACATATAATAACCATCATTATCAGTCATTCCAAGTCCTTCATAGTGAGACCATTTTGCATCAAGCTCTATCATTGTATTCGCTGCATCTCCCCATCTAGGGTTTTTTGCACCAATTAAAGTAGCTCCAGTTGAGGCTATTGTTATAGGCATTTTATTCTCCTTCTTCTGTTATTTTAATATTAAATGTTAGAGCCATTCTGCTTTTACTTTGATTTGTTTTTACTTCATGTAACAAATCTGATTCCCAAAGTAAAAATTTTCCTTGAGTTGGCACAAAACACCATTCGGGAGAATTATATTTTGTGAAATCCATTTTATTAAAATTAGACCAAACATCATTATAAACTCCTCTGTTAAAAACTATACTACTACTATTTGGTTCTGAATAAACATAAAAATTACCACTGAGTTGATTATGTGGACTGTGAACATGACAAGAATGAGAACCACCTTCATACATTTCTGACAACCAAAACTCATTCATTTTTATTTTAGCATTGGTAGCATCAATACATTGATGCTTTAGAAACTCATTAACTTCATTATCCACAAATTTAAAAAAATTATTAAATTCAGATGTATGCTTGTTCATTATATGTGGTTGAAACCATGTGGTTTTACCATATAAATATCTTCTGTCTTCGCTTGTTTCTTCTAAGATTTGTTTACAAACTGGATATAATTCTTTTGCTAATTCGACATTTTCTGTGTCTCTTATGTATTTAGAGAATAAATCCATTATAAGCCACTACGAAATTCTTTGAAACAGTGTTGCAGTACCATTTGTAGCATTTCCAAAAGCTCTCCAAGTGCCACTAGCAGGACTTGATTGAGTTCCACCACTGTTACTCCAATGTCCTCTATACTGATCGTTATTGTTTCCATAATTTCCTGGAACTATAGTGTTGTTATTATTAACTGTTGCCGAAACTCTTAAATATCCAAAACTTGTAACAGTATTAGAAGACATCGCAGCTATAGTTGATGCGGCAGGTAAACTTGTTAAGTTTGATCCATTTAATGAAGGCAATGTACCACTCGCTATGTTTGCAGGCGTTAAAGACGTTAAACTTGCACCATTTAAAGCAGGAAGGTTTCCAGTTAATTTTGTTGCATCTAAAGTTTGAGTACCAGTTACTTGTACTCCTCCAACGAACATAGCCATTATATCATCTCCTCTAGCTTAAATTTATATTTTTTACCATTAAGTCTGTTTAAGATAAATAAATTATCATCTCCCTCTTGTATAGTCCAAGACCCTCTTGTTCCATCTACTTCGTTATCTCTTGTTTTAGTGTTATTTAAGTTTATATCACCAGTATATATGTCTTTCCATTGTAGAGAAGCAGATCCTAAATCAAAAGAATCATCTGTGGAAGGAAGCAAAGCACCACCAAAAGTAGCACCAACTCTGAAAACTGCGTTTCCACCTGCTGACATGTCAAGTGTAAGAGCAGTTATATCTGTAGAATCATCTGTTCCTTTAAATATAATATCAGCATCTCCTGCTGCAGCATCTATTGTAATATTACCAGATGATGTGGTTAAGTTAACTGCCGCATCTCCTGCTGCAATATCATCTGCTTTTGTTGTTGTATCAACAGTAGCAAAACCTAATGAGGCACTACCATCTGTTTTTAGGAACTGTCCAGCACTACCATCAGAAGTTGGATAAGCTAACCCAGATAAAGTTGCGGTGCCCCCTACTGACATGTCGTCTGTAACAGTAAGATCATCTTGTACTTTTAAATCAACAACATTTAATGAAGCAAATACGTCTGTAACTGCTGCACCAGAACCTGCACCATCTAAAGAAACAACCTTTGTATCTCCTGCGGGAATTGTAACATTCGCACCAGAACCCTGACTGATAAGAATGTTTTGTGATCCACTTGTTCCATTTTTAATTATATGGACTCTCTTCATTGTATTTGGACCGATAGTAATAGTACAAGCTGAATCTAATGTTCCAGTATATATTATATATAAGGCTCTTCCCGCATCTGAAGCACCATCCGCTATTGTGGTTGTATGAGTATCTGCATTTGTCGTTATAGCCTCTGTGCCAAAACCTAATGCTTCACCTAACAATTCTAAGTTGGTGTTTGTCGAAGCACCCCATGTGCCAGATTCATCCCCAGTTGCGATTTCTTTTAATCTGAGGTTGTTAACATATGTTGCCATTATGCTGCCCTTTCAATCCAATTTGCCAATTGTGTTGGCGTAATTAATCCGTAAACTTGTTCTTCTCCAGTTCCACCTGTAGCCTCAAGTCCTGTTAAAGATAACACAGAACCACCACTGATGGCAAGTGTTCCTGCCGAGATTTCCATTCCAGCCAATGTAACTGCGACACCCGCTCCACCTGTAACTGTCTCTGAACCTAATGCCATTGTTCCAACAACATTTGTTGTTGGTGCACCAGTAGAAGTAAGTATAGAATAAATAGCAGGAGTATTAGCTTGACCACCCATTGCACTATGAACACTACAATAATAATAGAGAGTTGGTGCTTTAGTGGCTACCGTTATCTGTGTATATGCTCCAGCATTTCCAGGTGTTCCATTTGTTGTTACACCAGTTGTGTATTCTGAACCACTATTATGTGTACCATTTGAAGTTGTGCTAAATCTTAACGGATGACCACTATTAGAACTATCGCTTTGATCGAAGTAATATGTATTGCCTTCAAAAAGTTCTTGTGTTTGTTGTTGAACGCCATCAATAAAGTATTTATTACCATCTCCAGCGTAAGCAACAGTAACAGTTTTTGTTACTGTGCTTGCTTCATAGCCACTAATAAAAATAGTACCAGAAGTACCAGTTAGAGCAACTAAATTAGAACCTACTTCTGAAGTATTACCTACAGAACCAGTGCCTGCTAATCCCGTTGCACTGAACTTCATTTGTGCATCTACAACTTCATTACCTAAAGAAGTTGTTCCTGCAACACCAGTAACACTAAGTGAGCTGTTTCCAAGTATTGTTGGTGCATTAACTTGACCAGTTGCTTGTAGTCCAGTTTGTTCGAGCCTTTGACCTACATCAGCAAAAACACCACCACCCCAAATATGATTACCAAAAGCATCGCTACCCCAACCAGATAGAAATTCAGTTGTAGCAGACACACCTGTAACAGAAAAAGTAATTGGTATTTTTGGTAGTACATTACCAACGGCACTCGTACCTACAACACCAGTTGCTGTGGTAACATGCACACTACTTGCAACAACAGTTCCTATAGAACCAGTTGCTTCTAAACCCGTTTCAATAACGAGAGAAGTACCACCAACACCTTCATTTCCAACTTGACCAGTTCCTGCGACACCAGTAACAGCAAAAGAGGTATTACCAATACCTCCCCAACCTACAGCGTCCCAAGCACCTTGACCCCAACCGTTAGCCATAACGGTTTACTTTAAGCTATACGAATTATAGCGTTTGAAGCATCAGCAGTTGGAAACTGAACAGTAAATGTACCTGATGTAGATGTTTTATTACTTGAA